AATTATAATTTTTTTTTCTTTTTAAAAAAAAAAAAAAAAAAAAATAAAAAAAAAAAAAATTTTAGACAAAAAAAAAAAAAAAAAAAAAAAAAAAAAAGTTCTGCTAAAGAACACCCTGAAAAGGTACACTGGTAAAGATTTACTAATTTTAGTTCATCGACTTTCAGAACATTATGTTTCCCACCCTCAATATGAAGATATAGAGCTTTGGGAAAGACAAAAACATGATGATTTATTAAACCTCTTAAAATGGGATTTAGTAAAAGCCATTGGCTAAAAAAAAGCCTTTCAATTAACCCTGAAGGGCTTTTTTAAATCTTACTAAATAGGAGCTTTACCAGTCAGCACCAGGCGCTGGCTTTTTTATATCTTCTTTCAATAGTGTAACAATTTCAGCAGTTTTAATAGTGGCCTGTTCTTTTAGGTCATTCCATACATTAGAACGCCATTTTTTTGCAGTTAGTTTGGGTTTTACGATCGTTTCTTTTGCTGTTGTTAATGTGCCAAGGCTACTGCTTGAATCTCTTTGATTTATAACGCATCACTAGTGTCTTTAAAATAAAAGAGATTCTAAACGAGAAATGACTCAACATTACCAGTGTTGAGTCATTTTAAAGAATTTCTTTTTTGCCAAAGTAATAGAAGGCGAAAAGGTAATATCCATACAAGATTTGTGGTAACAAAGGTCTATGTTTTTGTTTCTCTAAACAACTTTTTAAGGTTAAATTTTTCTTTTTAGACCGTAAAGATACAAATTTAGTAAACAAAACCACTCATTTCTTCCTGATTTACAGGAATACACACATTACCTTTTCCCTTTCTAGTTTGGCTTTTAATACGTCTGATAATTTTACCCTTTTTACTTTGCTAACTTTTAGACTAAATTAAATTTGCCCCCCTACCCTCTTAAAAAAGGGTTGCCAGTCTGTAAGGTGCAAATCCTACCTTTTAAATCGGTGGTGTACCCTATCTTGAAAAATTGTTGACATTTTAAGACGTAAACTAATTGCATAATATTTGATTTATTAAGTATTAAAAATTGAAATTATTTTTCAATAATATCAATTCTATTATCATGTTCTGTTATGGAAAATTTACCAGTAGTTTCTAATAACTCTTTGTATTCCAAATAGCGTTCTTTGTTCGCTTCCTTTGTTTCTTTTTTTGAGGTTTTTTTAATGGACCTTTTGAAATAAATTTTTGTTCTATGTTTCCATTTTTCCACATCTTCTTGCGGAGTTGTTAAAATTGTTTTTTTATCAATTTCTGAAACTGTTCTGTACTGTTCTGGAAACTGTTCTAATTTCTGTTCTAAAAAGCTGTTGCCAGCTTGTTCAACAAGCGGTGTACCATGTACACGTGTATTGTTCTGAACAGTTTTTTTATCAATTTCTGGAACTGTTCTGTACTGTTCTGGAAACTGTTCTAATTTCTGTTCTGAATGTGAACCCATTAACCCGTTTTCAATAATTTCTAAAGGAATTGAAAAGGGCGTTTCAGGTAATGAATCCACTATTGAAAATTTTCTTTTTCAGCGTTTCTTTTTGCTACATAAGAAAGGTATTTACTAGGGTAGGTTTCTCCATAGTGGCGGTTATCAAAGTAGGACATGTACAGCATGCAGCCAATGTAGAAAAAGGCGAACAGCATTAAGATGAAAGCCCCTGCAATAGAGTTCCTTAATACGTCTGTTTGATAATTAGGGTTTAGTACTTTTTTACCTCTAATGTCATTTTCTAGGTTGGCTATAGTTGTTTTCAAATCTTCTAAATTTAGCTTTGCTTTATTTATAGACCCTTCCAGATTGTATTGAACACGCCCTTTGTCTGGTCCACTTTTTACAGTCGATTGTTTAACAAATAAATCGTAGGCAGCTTGTTCAGGTATTAATGCTATTTTCTTTTGTTTGATTTCTGCCTTTATGGCCAATAGGGCAGGGTCAGGAGCATGATTTTCTATGTTCCATTTATAGAACCCCCCTGAAGTGATAAGGATGGTAACGAGGGAGAAAAACAAAAACTTAGGCAAATGGCTATTTAGTTTATTTCTGAAAATAAAAAGTTCATCCCCATACTGGTCTACAAAATATCTAAAACCATATTCATTTACCAGAATCAAACAACCTAAAACAAAGGCTATCAGATATGACATTGTGTTGCTAGGTTCAATAAAACTATAAACCCCAAGGCTACTGCCAAACAGGGAAATTAAGGCGCACAGGTAGCTGGAAAATAAAGCCTTATTTCGCCAATGTATATTTTTTTGAAAAAAAGTAAGGGAAGCAGAAAATTTCTTTTCTCTTTTTGATAAGATAGGGTCTGAAGTAGCCAGCTTATTTGCCGCTTTTGTAATTTCATTCCAGGAAAGCTTTTGGGGCTTCCCTTCTATTCGCAAAGAATTATTAGGTTTTTTAGCAGTATTTTCCATACATTTACATTGATATTTGAAAATTGAAACCCGATTGCCAGCCTTGGCGGTCGGGTTTCTGTCCTTACAAATATAATGGGAAAAATGAAAGGTTAATACTTTTAGATTATTTTTTTGCCATTTTTGAATATTTCACCCCTTCATTAGGGCTAATTCTATGCTTTTGATTCTTTCCTTCAGGTCATTAACTTGAAATTCCAGTACAGATATTCTTTCTTGGTCCTTTGCATTGTTGCTGTCCAAGCCCAAAAAAGGCAGTAAAAATTGTTCATAGCTTTTGACTAGGGCTATAAAAATTTCTTTCTCTTTTACTTTTGTGTTTCTGGTAGCATGATTTTTTAATTTAAAGTGAAATTTATCTTTTGACTTAAATTTATTACGAATAAATTCACTTTTTTTAAAAAGTGTTTCTGCTATGCTTCCCACGCTTTTTCCTACCTCTTTAGTCAAGTATACAAAACAATCTTTAAAGGCGCTAGGATAGTCACTTAGGCTATTCAAATAGGTATCTAATGATACGTTTACTATCTTGCTATTCATATTTTTTAAAACTAGAGTTTTAATATAAAGTGATTCAGAATTTTAAAAATCTAATATTAAAATATTCAATTTACTTGCATATTGAATACAAATAGATTACTTTTGTGTTAACGATTGACACAAATTAATAGGTAATATAATGATAAATAAGGAATTAAGAAAGCTAATCACAGTGAAAGAAGTATTTATATTTTTTAAATGTAAGTATTCAGAAAGTTACATTTTTAAAGTATTGGATAAAAACAATACTAGAAAAAATGAAGAAATAGAGGCAGCAGCAGAGTTTTTGGCAAGGGAAAAGCTTGCCAGCATCAATTGAGTAAAATTTATTCTTTTCATAGTTACGGGTTTTAGGTTGGGCTTTTATGCCCGACCTCTTTTAAAGATTTTCAAATATCAAAATATCAAAATTATGTCATTTATTATCAGACGGGCAACAGAAGCCCTCTTAGCCAAACTATTGTTTTTTGTGTTCTTTGGAGAACCAGGAACAGGAAAAACCAGCCTATCATTTACGATGCCAAAGCCCCTGCATTTCGACTTTGATGATGGTATTCACAGGGCAGTACAGAAAATTAGGCCAGATTCAATTAAAGTGACTAATTGGATTGAGTTTTACAATTTTATTATGAGTGTAGATTTTGCCAACATGGTCAAAGAAAATGGCTATAAATCTGTTGTGCTGGACACCATTGGGACCATGATTGATAACCACATAATTTCCTACCTATTGACCCAACCCCAACACCGTACAGCTATAGGCTTGAAAATAAGTAGTTGGGTAGTGGTTTCTGACATGGTCAAAAGCCTAAAGGCCCGTTTTACCTCACTTGATTTGCATATTTGCGCAATCTGTCACGGCAAGGAGTACATGGAAGGAGATACTAAAAAATGGGGTTTAGATGTGAAGGGCAGCAGCAGAAGCATTTTATACTCCACTTGTGACATGTTGGGCTTTATGTATGCCAATGGAAATCAAGTGGAATTAGATTTTAACCCTAACAGCCGACACGTTGGAAAAAATATGGCCAATTATGGCATCCTACCAGTACCACAAGCTGAAACCATTCACTATGATACTTACTTAACCAAGCTTATAGAGGACTGTAACAAAAAGATTACTTCAAAAAGTGCCGCACAAGTCCAATATAATAAAGAGCTTGAAGAGTGGAAAGGCTGGATAGATGACGCTGACAGTATAGAAGCTTTTACAGCCCTACAACCACAACTGGCAGAATTAGGCCATCAAGTATTGAAAGCCACACTAGGGGCTTATTTCATGGGCAGGTTAAAGAAAAAGGGATTTCAAGTAGACAAGAAAACGAAAGAAATCAAAGCAAAAGAACCTAAAATAGTAGTCAATGAAAATTAATTTACCAGTTTCAGTTGTGGCAGAGTTTGACCAGCTAAAAGAAGGGTCTGAATTAACTATTTACAACCTTATCAAAAAAGCAATAAGTGGGGTTGATGACTTTTTGCCCTTAGATGAATTTGAAAAAAACCGATTACTGGCTTTAAAAAAGTTAGTAATTGAGGGAAAAGCTAAGGGGTTTGACTATTGCCGCTACCATTATATTAACCCCTACAGAAGCCCCCTAATATACAAGCCAGATGTTGATAAAGAGCCTTTTTTATATCGTTTCCATGTGCCAAAAAACAAATTTCAACTACTGGAAAAAGTGCCAGGACATGTTGCTTACAAAGCGTTTGACATTAAGGAAGAAAACAAAGGTTTAATTCATAACCTGAATTTTGAAAGAACCATCACTATTCAAGGGGTTGAGGTCAATTTGATAGGGGGGTTGGATGGTATAGATTTACTGAAGGGGCTACTAATAGAAACCACCGAAAATGAACCCGATTTTTTGGAAATCTGGAAGAGGGTTGATTGGAAAATTAAAGGTTTGATGCTGCCAGAATTAGACAGCATCCAGTTAGAAATTTTTCATTTTTGGGGTGACAACATGAAAGGGGGGCAGCGTTTTACATACAATGTACCAACTGACCAGACAAGCAAAATAGATGCTTTAGAAGCTATTCAAAACTTTTTAGGATGGATTAAACAACGTCCTGAATTATTCAAAAAATTACAAACTTAAAATATTAATATTATGAAGTTTTTTAACATTAAAGATGTTGCTTTTTTATTACCTCGATTAATGACAATCAAAGCCCTATTGCAAGCATTAGACTTAGCAAGGTTGGCCCAAATAATAGACCTATTAAGCGAAGGAAAAAAAGACGTTCAGACTTTGCAAATAGCAACACGGTTGGGGCAGTCAATAAGCAGTCAATACCTAAAAAAGCTTAGAAATTTTAATTTAGTTTCTTCCAACAGGGAAGGGAAACGAATAATTTACACACTTAATAAAAAACAATTTGCAAAAGTTTTAACATTGCAAAATCAGTTAGGTACTAAAGGTTATAAAATTATTAGAGCTATCTGTCACAAAGAAAGGATTGCTATACTTCAGTATATTGCAGACCACCCCAAAACAAGCATGAAGCCGATATGGCTAAACTTGAATTTAGACCAATCGAGAGTAAGCATACATGCAAGGATTTTAGAAGAAACTGGCTTATTGATTAATAAAAAATATGGGCAAAAGAAACGCCCTAGGGTTAACCAGAAAGCCCTAAGAGAGCTAAAGGAAGCCGTAGACCAATACTACACAATTGAAGTATTAGAAACCGCTTAAAATATACCTCTATAAGAGGCTACACAGGGGGCTAATAAAATCCCACATTTCCAAAAATCGGACATTAGCCCCCGTTTTTAATTTTCAAATATCAAAAATAAAGGTAAAAAATCAAATTCTATTATCATAATAGATGGTATCTTATCTTTATACAAAATAACAAAACAAATGGGAGTACAAAAAGACATTTTGAAAGAAGTTGCTAATTTCTTTCATGGGGAATCCAACCCCCAATACGTCACAGGCGAACAGAAAGCAGCCCTGTTGGAAGAAATGGCAAAGCCTATTGTAATAGAAACCACTACAGATGAAAGCATCTTTTCAAGCCCTAGAAATGGGTCATTAAATAAGCAGGGTCAAGTGATAAGAATAGTCTTACAGACCCCTTTAGATTTTGAATTACGGGGCAAATTAGATGAATGGGACAATATAGAACCAGTTGCCCCTACCACCTTTGAAAACTGGCTACAATCAAAGGTTTTAGAAGCTACCTGTAAATATGAAAAATACCCTTTTAGTCCATCATTGAAAGCGAAGTTGAAAGTTTCAGCAGCATGGTATAAGTGGCGCAAAATGATGATAGATTTAAAGAAAGCCGAATTAGTGAAAAACTACGAAAAAGCATTTTTACCGATTACTAAACCAATTGCACCGAATACTTAAAAATACTACCAAACAAAATTAATTTTGATTCATTTTGATTAATTTTGAATATATTTGTATTCAATATAACCCTCAATCTGAGTAATTAATTTTAAGGCAACAAGCCAGCAAACACTACCTAAACCGATTTACACAAATCCATAGTATAACTATTTTTACCTACTGTTGCAGCCCTTAGTGGCTGCAACTTTTCACAGTCTAAAATACATTAAAATGACACTATTTTCAATATTAGTTTTTTGGTCTTTTGTCAACCTCTTTTTATTGGATTGGAGCGCAGAAGCAGGACAGTAATTTTATTAATCAATCGCTTTCTAAGTGCCTAAAGAGAGTAATAAACTACACAAAAATGAAAAGAAGTTTTAAGGGTGTTTGGATTCCTAAAGAAATTTGGTTGAATAAAGACCTAACATTAATAGAAAAGATATTTTTAGTAGAAATAGACAGCTTAGATAATGATAATGGATGCTTTGCATCTAATAAATATTTTTCTGATTTCTTTGGTGTATCTAAAGGCAGATGCACACAAATAATTAAATCTTTAGAAGCAAAAAAATACGTTAAAATCAGAATAGAAAGGCAAGGGAATCAAATCATAAAAAGGGTAGTTAAAATATTAAATAGGGGTAGTAAGTATTCTAAACAACCTAGTGAGAATATTAAAGGGGGTAGTAAGTATTCTAAACAACCTAGTGAGAATATTAAAGGGGGTAGTAAGTATTCTAAACAACCTAGTGAGAATATTAAAGGGGGTAGTGAGAATATTAAAGGGGGGTATTTAGAAAATGATGATGATAATAATACAAGTATTAATAATACAGATAATAATACAATTAATAATACAATAAGAGAAAAGGAAAATCTTTCTCAAATTGAAAAATTAAAAGCAGACTTAAAAAAAGAAAAAGTATCTGAATGGAGCAAAGCAAAAGAGGTCCTAATGTATCTGAATGAAGCAACAGGGGCAACCTATCCACTTAATGCCAATGTGGCCAGAAAAATACATGATTTAATTATAGGGGGAACTGAAGTGCAGAGCATGAAAAATGTGATTGATTTGAAAATAAAACAATGGACTGGCAAAAAATATGAAACGAACCTCACTATAAAAACCCTGTTTGGGTCAAAATTTTACGACTATGAACAGGAAGCAAAAAAAGTTGCTAAAAATCCTAAACTTTTAAATCAAGAAAATGGAAAAGAAAAAAATGGTCATCAATTTGACCCAAAAAAGGCAGCAGTCCGTGAGCAGATTTTTGGAAAAGTATTCTAAGTTACCAGACTTCCAAAACTGTCAGGGTATAGCCAAACAATTAGCAGCGAAAGGAATCTATGAAGAAAGTAAAGCCCTTTTAGCTTATCAAGTAGGTCAAAATAAAATAGTTGCTAAAAATTTTAACGATTCCATCAACTCTAAAGAGGTTGCAACAATTGCCACAATGAAAAAATACAGGGGAGAGGGAATGACCCAATTATGGCTAACTAATTGGATTTTGCAATTAAGTAGGTTTTTTGCGGTCAAAGGGGGCATTGAAGAAAATCAGTTAGAGGTTGCAGCCGAATTAATAATTGAAGATTTTTTTTATTTCACTATAGCAGATTTTACCCTATTTGGGAAAAAAGCTATCAAAGGAGAGTTTGGGACAACTTACAACCGTTTTGACGTTCCAACGCTTTTAGAATGGTTAAATAAATACAGGGGGCAAAGGTCTCAGTATGCTATGCAGCAGAACGCCAAAAACCAAAGACAAATAGAGAGGGCAGAAAAAGCAATACCTATGCCTGAATATATAAGGGAATTTATTGGCGAATTAAAACCAAAAGAACCTAAAGAAAAGCCAACTTTTGAAAACTTGTTTAATGATGAATTGATAAAAAAGCAATGGAAAAAAGATTTTGATTCAGAAAAACCTAAAACAGATTTCAAAACTTATTGCCAACTACAATACCAGAAATTAATAAAAACATAACTATGTCAAAAATCAGAACCATACAAGAAAATACAGCAGTTGAAAAAGTGAAGTTGTGGACCAGGTTTAATGCAAATACTAAAACTATCCAGCGATTACAGGCAGAAAATAAAACAATTGAATCTGATTTGGCACAACTAGAAAAGCGCCCTTATAACTATTTTCTGGTCAAACAAAAGCTGAAAGCAGATGTGCAACAGGCGCAAGTGTGGGCAAAAGAATTGACTGATAGCTGGCAAGAAAAATACAACTTAGGCAACCTGAAAGCTGAATTTAATAAAATACCATTATAAAGATTTTGTTCACCTGAACCCAAAAGAGGGTACAGTTTTTTTTAACCCGTTTTAGATTTTTATTTCTAAGTCGAGTTTTCTTTTCTCTCAAAAATGTTTGTTTATAATTTTCAGGGGTTGAATTGTCCGTTTGACCCCTGTTTTTTCAAAAGGAATGAAAAGCCCAAAATACATAATTATTTGCAATTCCAAATACAAAGTAGTTAAGAAGCTGCCTAAAGGGTTTTTGCTAGTAAAAAGGGTTTTGATTTGTTTACCTGCATTCATTCCAGACAGCGAAGATAAGCAGCCAACCTTTCAACTAAAGTACCCAATTAAGAATAAATTTTTAAGAATTATCGAACTGTTTTAAAAATAAATTAATGTGCAAATAGCGACAAAACATAAATTCCCTTATAACTGGACCTTAGCAAATGGCTATCCAGCTAAAGGAATAGAGGACCACAAAAGCAAGGTTTTTTCTTGCTTTTGCGGTGGTGGTGGGTCTACAATGGGGTATAAGCTGGCAGGTTATGATGTGATTGGATGCAATGAAATAGACCAAAAAATGATGATGGCTTACCAGATGAACCACCAACCCAAATACGCTGCTTTAGAACCTATACAGACTTTTAAATTAAGAAAAGATTTACCAGAAAGTTTGTACAATCTGGATATACTAGACGGGTCCCCCCCCTGTTCTAGTTTTTCAGAGGCAGGGAGCAGGGAAAAAGATTGGGGCAAAGAAAAGCGATTTAGAGAGGGACAAGCAAAACAGATTTTAGATACTTTGTTTTTTGACTTCTTAGAATTAGCTAAAGAATTGCAGCCTAAAACAATAATAGCTGAAAATGTTACAGGGATTCTAAAAGGAAACGCTTTTGAATATTCAAAAAAGATAGTACAAGCTTTTTTGAAGGCAGGGTACAAAGTGAAAGTATTTACTTTAGATGCTTCTAAAATGGGTGTACCTCAAAAGAGAAAAAGAGTTTTTTTTATTGGGGTTCGGAATGATATTGCAGCAAGATTGCCTGTTGATAATTTCACTTTATTCAATGATTTTCCTGCTTTCAATTTAGTGTTCAATGAAAAAGAAATAACACTAAGCGAAATAAAACACAATTGTCATACCAGACCAGTTAATGGAAAAATACTAAGGCTTTTAAATGAAGCAAGGAAAGGAGAAAGAGACCTAAGACATGCCTGCAAAAGAATAGAGGGGAAAGGGAATAATTTTGCCTGTTCTTTGCTTTATGAAAATGAAGCAATCAGAACAATTTTAGCACAAGATAGAATGATAGTTTTTAATGAAAAAAGACAGCTATCAGATATTGAATACATAAGGGGTGGTGCATTTCCTAGTGATTACAATTTTATGAATAATTCGGTGAATTACGTAATTGGTATGTCTGTACCACCTGTTATGATAGCGCAGATAGCAGACCGAATTTTTAACCAATGGCTCAAAGGCTTAAAACTGTAACCTATGAAAACACTAACATCAAAAGAGTTCATCAAACAGAACCAAACCAGAACCGCAAAAAAGATAAAAACAACAGGTTCAAATCAACTGACAAAAAATGCAATTCAATTTTTAACCCTGAATGGCTTTGTATGTTTTAGAAATAATGTTACGGGCATTTTTGACACTAAACAGGCAGCAGCTAAATTGGCAAACAAAAACCTGCCTATTTCAACAGTTATCAAAATACTTTCTTCCTGCTATAGAAAAAGCCACGAAAGGAAAGGGGTTGCAGATATTATCGGCTTCCAGAAAAAAACGGGGGTATTCTTAGCTATTGAAATCAAATTTGGAAAAGACAAACTGAGTGCAGACCAAATAAACTTTTTGACTGAAGTAGTAAAAAACGGGGGTATAGCCATAGTGGCCAAAACATTTGACCAATTTGTAAAAGACCTAAATAGTAAAACTTATTTTTCAAATATCAAAAATTAATTATTATGAATCGCAAAATCTATCAACTTTGTTTAGACAATTTCGCAGCTTTTATAGGTAGTGTTATTCACACTTACTTAGATGCGCACTACAAAAACCCTAAAATGGTCACTTTCTTAGATATGCCAGACGGGAAGTGCTACAAACTTTCGTATGTAGAAATTGACCCCCACATTAGCATCATGGCAAAAGAAGAAGCGAAGTATCAAGCCCTGAACCAACCCACAACCGAAAAAGCGAACACAAAAGCCTTTTGCTCAAATTAGGCGTTTTAAGCGACTTTTATATTTAATCCTTACAATGTGCCAGTAAGAATTAAATATTACCCCCTGACTAAAACGTATGCCTTAAATATTCAATTTTCAGTATCAATTAATCTAAAAATATTCATTATGGCAGAAAATAAGGAAATAGCAAAGCGAATAAAAGGGCTGTCCAAAGCTGTCAAACATCACCACCAGATAATAAGTAAATGTGATTTTTTTAGCCTTTTTGGAGCAGAAGTAAAAGAAGTTAATAAAAAAATCAATGGGGTAGAAGTGAGGGGAAAATGTCAAACCCTATTGCCCCCCAAGGAGCGAAGGGCGCTATTCTGGAAACTATTAAACAACTTAGTCAGGGCAAAGTGGCAAATGGAATTGAAGCCGCTAAGGGGTAATGATTACGATTTGTTGTTGATTGAACAAAAAACAAAACTTACCAGTAAGACCGCAAAAAAATGGAACAAATGGTTGTTTGCTTGGAGGGATAAAAAGCCAGCAAAAACCATATTTATTAATACTTAAAATCAACATCATGGCAGGAGCTAACAACGCAAAAACAAAGCTATCTTTAGAGCAGCGACAAACCAAAAACGCTGCCTACAAATTGAATAGAATTGATAACGAAAAATTGAAAGCAGGTATTCTTTGCCTATTGTCAACCGATTTTCAAACGATTGTAAAAATAACGAAAGGGAACAAAAAAACCATTTTTCAAAAGGTCAATATAAGCAGATTGAAAAGTGTTTTAGCAGAAATGAAAGAAAAGAAAAAGATTGATTGGATTGACCACGATATTAGCGTTTTTATCAAAATAAGGGATTTAGACCCCAAAAAAATAAACTCAAAAGATGAAATCAAAGCACCCCATTGAAGTCTGCATAAACCCAGAAAAACAATGTATATTTGAAAAGCAAATGCAAAAATTCAAATGGTTCTCAATAGAAACAGGAGCAGAAAAAACTTTATTAATGCCCTCTTTTGACCACAAATACAAAATTAATTTTTGCCCTTTTTGTGGGGCAGATACAACAGACTTAGTAATTAAGGAAAAAGATTTTTTAGACATCGTAAATCTAAAATTATGAAATCAGAACAGTTTTTTAAAAAATCAAGTTACGCCAATTTTGTACAGGATAAGTTTGATAAAAGTATTGCTAAGTTTACTTACTATGATATGATTGAATTTGCAGAAGAGTATGCAGGGGTAAAGCTGGCAGTTTTGGATAGGGAAAAAAAAGAGCAGTTACCTACTAATGAAAAAGGAGCAGGTAAAAAATACTATATAAGAACGTATGGTTTTTTAGACAGCGCAGTTTATTGGTGGGCAAAAGATAAAGAGGGGTACACCTACGATATTACCAAGGCAGGAAAATACAGCAGGGCAGAGGCAGAAGAAATTTGCAAAAATAGCTATTTAGAAACCGCTTATTTATGTACTATTATTGACAATTTGAAATCTGCACACAAAAGAATTATTGATTTTCAATATTTAAGTATAGAACACATGGCCTTTAATTTACAAACTCTTTCAAGGATTAAATAAAAACTAAACTTATGCACGATGACAGTATTATGTATTTTGGAAAACATGAGGGGGTGAAGCTAAAGAATATACCAGATAGGTATTTCATGTATTTATACCATAAAGCTAACATACGAGAAAATTCAAAAGATTTGGCGCTTACTATGTATATAGAAAATCATTTTGATGTATGGAAAAGAAAAAGGTATAAAGATTTACCACAACAAAAGGAATAAAACTTATTTGAATAAAGTTGGGGGTGACTTGGATAAAATTTAACCAAAGTTACCCCCAATTTATTTTTCCCTTACTTTTACTGCTTATTTAGTTAGTATGTTTTAAGTAGGCTTAAAACTATCACAAAAAGCCTTAATATTGTACTTTGGTGATACTTTACATTAATCCAAGCCTTTCAAACACTCACATAAACCCAATGAAATCAAGGGTTTACGCTCTTTTTTCTTTCTTTTTGTTGTAGGTATCACAGAACTATCACAGATTCAATATATTTAATATTTAATCAAAAAAAAGTAATTTAATTATGTATTTGAATATTTTTAGAGTAATTTTAGATTCAAATTAGAGATACTTTAAAAATTAAGTGATACTTTTTTAATACTTATAAAATTTTTTCATGAAAACTTTAAAAGACTTAACGCCCGCAATTCGGGCGAAAATTCCAGCTTATAAAGAATTGGCCACAAAAAACCTTTATAACGGCGAAGAACACAAAACCAATAAGCGAAGCGACACAGTAAAGTACATCGAGAAAATATACGAAATAGCAGGATTAAAAAAACCCGCCGTTATTATAGCAAAAAATCCTTATGCTTATAAGGTGTTTTTTGAGTGTGTTAAAAGGAAAGAAAAGACAATTAAATTTATCTACGGTAAAAAAAATAGGTCCGTATTGTTGCACAGCGAATTGCACAGCGAATTGAGCAGCGAATTGCGCAGCGAATTGCACAGCGATTTGGTCAGGGAATTGGACAGGGAATTGAGCAGGGAGTTGGACAGGGAATTGGACAGGGAATTGGACAGGGAATTGCGCAGGGAATTGCGCAGGGAATTGCACAGCGAATTGGACAGGGAATTCAATAGCGAATTGCACAGCGAATTGGACAGGGAATTGAATAGCGAATTGGACAGGGAATTGAATAGCGAATTGGACAGGGAATTGGTCAGCGAATTGGACAGGGAATTCAATAGCGAATTGCACAGCGAATTGGACAGGGAATTGAATAGCGAATTGGACAGGGAATTGGTCAGCGAATTGGTCAGCGAATTGGACAGGGAATTGGACAGGGAATTGGACAGGGAATTGCGCAGGGAATTGGACAGGGAATTGCGCAGGGAATTGCACAGCGAATTGGACAGGGAATTCAATAGCGAATTGGACAGGGAATTGGTCAGGGAATTGAATAGCGAATTGGACAGGGAATTGAATAGCGAATTGGACAGGGAATTGAGCAGCGAATTGCACAGGGAGTTGGACAGCGAATTGCGCAGGGAGTTGGACAGGGGAAAAACTAGGTCACATTGGTTGTTTTTATCTAATATTTATACCAGAGTTTATTTAATGTGGTATAAATTTCTAAAAGATGAATTTAAGCTAGAAACAAAAAAAGCTAAAGAATTCCT